CCAGTCCTTTGTGTAGAACTCTTTGAAGTTCTCATACTCACTGTGGTCGATCTTCGCCTGACCAAGTTCTACATTTGCAATGTGATCCAGACGATAAGATTCCTGAGCAGAGTATGTAAACTTCTTGTAGAGATCAAGGTAGTCGAGGATAGCGACACCATTAATTTCGTAAGAGATATGCTTACGACCATGAATCTCGATCTCTCTTTCAAGCACACGGTTCCACGGGGAGAGGGACTTTTTCCACTTCTCCCCTAGCACCCGTTCCAATCGACGACAAATGTACGGAATATCATACAGGTTGCAGTTCCAACCAGTGATGATATCAGGGGTATTTTCACACCACCATGCATGGAAGTTCTCCAACATCTCCACTTCCGTCCAAAAGACACGATACTCTGTGTCTTTTGGTGTAAATTCCCTGGTGCCCCAAGTAATAGTTTCCTTGGTGCTGAGATTCTTGATTGTGATGCAAAGCATCTCCTCTTGACATGCTTCCACAGAGGGGAAACCATTGTCACATCCCACTTCGATGTCGATCGTATAGATCTTCATCTTGTCCATTTCAAAGAGAATCTCTTCTGGGAACTTGTCAGCGATGAATTGATACACATACCTATCGTATCCATGCACTTCGAGACCTTCAACCTTCTCGTATTGTTCAATGAACGAACGAGCTTCCCTAGCGCCATCGAAACGCTTGGGGTGAGCATTACGCCCATCAAGAGTCTTGAACTTGGAACTCTTGGATTGATCCTTGGGCACGAAGTACAGTGTGGGACGACACTTTTCCCTGTACTGAACAGGTGCTCCGTTCTCATAACCCCGATAGAGGATATCATCACCGAGCAAAAGTACGTCCGTGTAAAACTTCATCAACTAACCATCGATTTATACTTGTCCACCAGGTCGGCAGACGGGTCAAGTATAGTAAAGATGAGGTCGGAAGTCAAGAAGAGATCTCGCTGGTCTGTGTGCAAAGGGAACTTGATCAGTCCCCCATGTTCATCGACTCGATAGCAATTCTCAATCAGAATCGACGGTTCCTCGTCCAGTTCCGTCATCTTTCCCATCAGGTACAGACTCGGATCGTTCTTCAACAACATCAATTTCAGCATGGTTCGCGGTTAGTTCTTGGTACTTGTCTGCCATCTGATCGATGGGGGAGTATATAAAGGAGACAGATTGGATAGGAAGGAATACATGAGGTTCCTTAGAGAAAGGAACGAATGCTTCAAATTGCACATCCAACTGATCCAGAGTGGTTGGTTCATCAGTGTATTGGACTTCCTCAAAGAGACTCTGAGGTCTTTGAATCACGAAGGTGTAAGGGCGATCAAGTTTGTATGCAAGTGGAGGACCATCCTTACCCTCTCGCATCTCATACACATCAGCGATTACGTCCTCGCCGTTTTGCATTCTTACGATTCTTACGCTCATAGTCTTTGTTCATTAGGTTTTCATAAGTGTACTTCACCATGTCGGTGAATGCACGTCGTGCGCTGACGTTCTTTTCGTCTGCAAGGATGTGGACATACTGCATAAACATATCCATCTCTTCGGGTGGGATGTCTAGCGTTAGTGTCTCACTTTTTTCTGCGTACGGTGGACACAGATTAACATACATGTTCATGGATTCCTCCAAATAAAAAGAGACCCATGGGGGGTCTCTTCACTTGTGTACTATATATCAGTTTCGGTTGACTATCCTTTCACAGGTGCTCATGTTCTTTCGACAGAACCCCCTTACATAACTGTCAACGTCAACCTCCATGGTGTAATGAGCGTGGAGGTGGAGACCTTGAATTATGCACAGGAAACCCACCACCAACAAGTTAAACTGTGTCACTGGATGACCCAGAACTTTCAGAATTAATTTCATAAATTTTTAGTTTCTGATGATCAGGGATAATCTTCCTCAATTCTACCATAAGCATCCCATTCTTGAAGGAAACTTTGCCAACTTCAACATCATCAGACAGATTGAAACCTCTGGCGAAGGTGCGGGTGGCTACCCCTCGGTGCATGTACTCCTCCTCACCTTTGTTCTTCGCCGCCTTAGACCTGACTAGGAGGACGTTGCTCTCTGTGCTTACCTCAATTTCGTCCTCACCCCAGCCAGCAAGTGCCATTTCGATCCTCCACTTGACCTCAGATTCTTTCACGAGGTTGTAAGGGGGATACGCTTCGTTAACTGATCCCATTCCATAGGAATGCAGTCGATAAAAAATGTCATCCAGTCCGACGCTATAACGCTCAGCAGCGTCGATGATCGCACCAAGATCTTTGGTGCCAAACTTACGCAGTCCAGTCATTTTAGTTCTCCAATTAAGCGAGATTCGTTGTGTGGTCCCCGAAGGCAACCACTCTTATTTAGATATGATACCTCAAATTTTAGTAGTCGGTTGTCCGTATAAAAAGTTTCGGTTGTCCATAAAATGCAAGTAAAGATAAATAGGAGAGAACCTAAACTTAGAGGATGGAATGAAAAAACTTCTACCCCTCGTAATGATTTTGATGGCTTCACCTGCATACGCTGGTGGTCTTGTTACTAAACATGCTTCTAGTGTTCAACTAACTGTTGATGCTGCTCGCTCTACTTCTGTAAGAATTGGTGGTAGTTATTCTGCCTCTGGTTCTAACATCACGGCAGGCACGATGGGTGGTGTTTCCACTGGTGCTGGCACATACACTGTTACCACATCTGGACAAGACTGGTCGTTGAGTGAAACATACAACGCAGCAGATGCGATCCCTGCCGCTGCTGTTAGCACAGGTGATGTTCCTAACTTCGGTAACCTTACCTCTTATGCTGCTGGTTCTGCTGGCACACTCGCAGGTACGATCGATAGAACTCATGCCATCACGCTGACTGCTGGTGGTGCTGGTTCATCTGCAACAGGACAGTTCGTTACCGAAATCACGGTTATCGACTGAGACTATATATCATGAAGAGATTATTTCTCGTGGCATTCTTAATGGGGACACCAGCAATGGCAGTCCCCGTTGTGCCTAACTTCACTCAGGGGTCAATGACCAGCCACACTGAGACAACACAAAAGATAACAGAAACCATCAACTCGATGGACTATAACACAGGGTATCAATACTCTGCAACTGGGAGTGGAATCACCGTCAACGGCAATCTTTCGCCAGGGACAGGTGCAACTAATGTAACTATTGACGGCGTGACTTCAACATGGACAGGAATCAACAGCAAACCATCATTCACACAGACAATACCAGGAGCAGCATTTCAGTTCGCAGAAACCTATTCGGGTCCTGGTTTAAGCAATCAGACAATAATTCAAAGAGTAACAGAAGTTACAAGCGTCACAGATACAACCTCTATTTTTTCGCAGTAGGTCTCAGTGCTTTCTTACCTTCGCAAGCATTGGCAGAAACTATTGGTGGTGTTTCTGCTACTGCGAGTCCTGTCGCCAATAGTTCTGGTAGTGTTACTAACCAAGCAATCCAAGTCCTTCAAGGACCATATATCACCAACACCTATGGTGGAGGAATCCAATGTCAAGGACCCACCAGAAACTTCACTCCGTATGTAACTGGTAGTGCGTCTGCACAGAAACCATACGAACCATACTATATGGACCCCGTATATGATATTACTGATCTGGATGAGGATGGTCGTATAGACAATCCTGGGGATATTCTTTTCAGAAAGAAAACCAGAACAGGTCAGAAAGATAATTACAGTCTCGGTGTTGGTTTCTCTATCACATGGTCTACCCCTCTGGACAAAACACTGCAAGATCAATGTAAGCAAGCAGCATCAACTCAAATTGAATTGCAGCAGCAACTTATCGCTAACAAGAGGTTAGATTTTGAGATCGCCAGACTTAAAAATTGTGGCGAGTTGATGAAAAATGGAATCCAATTCCACCCTCGCAGTCCTTACTATAAGATCTGTGCTGACGTAGTAGTGAATAATGTGAACACTGTCATGCAGCATCGTCACACTATCCCCTCCGCTTCTTCCGACGCGGGAACACTGAACGAAGTGCCCGCACAGCTTGGTTCATCTGGCGCTGCTCTGCTCGGCGCTCCCCTGACGACAGGACGGGAATAGGTTTCTTCCTGATCGCTGCAATCTTCTTCATCACTTTCTTAATCGTTGGTTTGACTGCTTTCAAAAGTATGTCAGCAAGAGGTTTTGCGAGCAACGCAGAACTTGTCGCAACGACAGCAATACTACCCACCTGAACAGCCTGACCACCACTAGGGAGTCCTGCCACTATCTGTTGAGGTAGTGGGACTGCTTCTGTTATCTGGACACACTCGTTGCCTATCAGTTTATATTCAGTAACTTTCTTTCGGAAACCTTCTACATATGTTCCGACAGGTTCCTTTGATTGCTGTGCTGCCGTAGGACAATCTACCTTCGCAGTAGTAGCAGGAGGAATTTTAGGTGTCTCTGGTAACTCGGGAGATACGGGAGTTTTAGGTTGCCGTGTATCAACACCAGCAGGAGCAGTAGGAACAATCCGATTAGGTTCAAAGTTAATTGGATTGTATGAAGGAATTCCGCCATCACATAGCACCATGTTTCCCCTAGGGTCAACCTCCCTGAGGTCATCAGTATCTCGTGTCTCTACACACCCAGGAATGTCAACAATAGGAAGACCCACTTGAACAGTCACTGGGGGAGTGATGTACGAAGGTATTGTCGGATCATTGAAATTCCTGACAGGTATCTCAATAGGTTTGATGCTAATACTTTTCTTACCAATATCAGGAATGTCCATCAATCATCTCTCAGAAAGGAATAGCACCACCTGTAACGTTTTGTGAGGGGGCAGGAGGAATCACACCACCAGTAGCACTAGGTAGTTCAGGCATCTTGGGCATAGCAGATTCAAGCATCCCTGGGAGGGCACCAGCGACTGCTTCTGTTGCTGCCTTGGTGGCAGCAGTCTTTGCCTGATCGATCAGTGCATCCTTATTCAGAAGCACATAACCAGCACCACCGATAAGGGCGGCACTGGTAAGACCCGACAGGAGGGCAATGACGTTAATTAGTTTCTGCATCTTTCTTAGGTTCGATAGCGGATACAACTTCTGGTTCTTTCTTTGCTGGTGCTTTACCAGTGCCATTTCCGTTACCACCTGCCTTAGCAGGAGACAGTCCGAAGGCAGCTAGCGACCCAGA